TACATCACTTATACGGAGCGGTATTGTGTCTCTGATGAGCAGGGGGGCACAAATCGTGGCGACTGGAGCCGGAGCTATTGTCTCTGACACGGCCAAAGTATTACTGACTCATCCCCTCCTATGGGGGTCCGCGGGCCTCATAGCAGGGTTCTACACTGTACCTATGGTGGTTAATATCGCCAAGCGGTGTGGAGCAATATACTCACGGGGGTACGCAGCCCACAACTACCGTACCAACAACTCGATCGATGGCCTTGATTCAGCTGGAGTGCTCGAGGGGGATTGCTCCAAGGTTGATGGCATCGACGACGGTGTGACAGAGCGAGTGAGCGAACTCGCCATGGTGGTGTATGACCCACGGATCGCATTTGTTAACATGCTTAGGCAGTGGTGTCTGAGCAAGGCCGCAGAGGCCCTACCCGTTGTTCGGGTTGTGGTCGTCGGGCCTTGTGTCAAGTTGGCCAAGCGTTGCGGCATGGAGGTGCGGGCGCGGATGGGCAATCCCACCAGAACGCGGGCGAACATTACGCTCGCAACGCAGCGGTGCGCGGCATGGATTGGTGAACATGCCACGTCACTGCGTAAGTGTTACTACCAGGACTGCCTGGCGAAGGCAGTCCTCTTCACACTGACCCCGTCCCCTAGCGAGGTTGAGTTGGCACGCGCGTTGAATGACCCTAGGGTGGCTGATAGGGAGCGGTACTGCTCTGAAACACACACCATTCCCCTGTATAGGGGTGTGGTAGGTGAGTGGCTGTCTATCATCCCGTGGTTTAGGGTACCCGCGATGCCAAATTTTTAGAAGGCCCGAGTCGGGTTCGGGAGATGGAAGTGGACACGCAGGTGAGTGCCCAGCTCCAATCCATCCTCCTGGCAGGCGAGGGCGGTAGGTCTCTTTTACCCCTTGAAGGAGGGGGTCGTCGCACTTCCCATGATCTTTTTGTTGTTCCACACTTAGCATGCGAGGCGCGTTTCGCCTCGTTCAAGAGCAGCGTTGGTAATGCGCGCTGCGCCTTACTTGAACGGGTCTTTTATCATCAAGTTCGACCTACAGTGTTTGAGGCGCCTGAGGACCCACCACAGGCGCAGTTTGATGCTCTCGTTTCCGCTTTTACCCGCCGGCTTAGTTACAAGGTCAATAGGCTCACACCGGTGCCACTACGGGATTATCCATCCCGCACGTACCGTGGTCGGAAATTGGCCCTTTATACAAAAGCTGCGGAAAGGGTGGAGGCCAGAGGCCCACTTCGGTCCGATGCGTACCTTTCAACTTTCATTAAACATGAGAAGTTGCGCGTAGGGCTCAAGCGGGTGGTCCCGCGGGTAATACAGCCGCGGAAACCCGAGTATAACGTCTGTGTGGGACGCTATCTCCATCAGCTCGAACACTTTCTGTATAGAGATATTGATGCGGTTTTCGGTGCCCCTACTGTGATGAAGGGGTACAACGCCTTTGAACAGGGTGAGATCATTAGCCAAGCATGGGACAGTTTCCACGCCCCCAGTGCCTTAGGCTTGGATGCATCACGGTTCGACCAGCACGTCGGTTGTTCTGCACTGCGATGGGAACACCGAGTGTATGACCTCTACTACCGTTGTCCCGAGCTGCGCAGCCTTCTGCAGAGGCAGCTGCATAATGTTGGGTTTGTTCGGTGTTTGGACGGGGGATTGAGGTATAAGGTCTCAGGCGGCCGTTGTTCTGGTGACATGAACACGGCTATGGGAAACTGCTTGATCATGTGTGCATTAGTGTATGGGTTATTACAAGCCAATGGTCTTGTTACGGTTAACCGGTCCAAGGTACGACTGCTCAACAACGGCGACGACTGTGTCCTCGTAGGGGAGGCATGTGACGTTCGTCGGATTGAAGGGCAGGTCCAGAAATACTTTGCTACCGCAGGGTTTGTAATGAAGGTCGAGCCCGTAGTGTACGAGCTTGAGGGGATCAGTTTTTGTCAAACGCAGCCTGTCCATGACGGTGTGAGGTGGCGTATGGTCCGGGATCCTAGGGTGTGCCTTACTAAGGATGCTACCCTACTCTCGCACAAGTATGCCATTGAACCATACCTGAGTACCCAATTGTCCGCAATTGGTGATTGCGGGATTGCGTTGACTTCTGGTCTCCCCCTTATGCAGAGTTACTACAACGCTATGCGGCGTGGGAGAAAATTTAATCCTAAACACCTGGATGAAAGGTTCAGAGAGACGGGTTTCTATAGGCTCTCCCGGGGTCTTCTTGGTAGGGTTGCGCCGGTCACACCTGAGGCACGAGTGTCGTTTGCACGCGCCTTTGGAATAGTGCCGGACCTCCAAGAAGCTCTCGAGAGGTATTATGACGCGCTTGATCTTTCCACTCTTGGCAATGTGCTCGACCAGGAGGTGACCAGGGTTATGGTGGAGTAATGGGGTGGTCAGGGGTAATAGCCCAAAACGGTGCCGTAAGGCTCAATAGTTCCGTACTAACCAAAATGTCGAGAGACTGCACGGCGCTTCCATTGGTTCCCTCACCATGTACAGTCCCCCACTGCAGGGGTATCCCATATATGCAGAATAATAAGAAGAAAAATCAGGCTAGCAAGCCTGAGAAGCAGATTAGTAAGGTGCCGGTCGCGCGCGGACTGGTCAGTAAAACAAGTCGTGTTAGTGTGTCAGGCTCGGGCAATGTTGTCCGGGTTGTGCACAAGGAATTTGTTGGCACCATCACCAATGGGAGTACTACGGGGTACTCCCTGACGGCGCTTAGTGCGGCAACCCCCGGGTATGACATCAACCCCGCAGCTGGCCAGCTGTTTCCATGGCTTTCGGGACTGAGCGTTAACTTTGAGCGGTATGCTTTTAAGTCGCTCAAGTTCAAATTCGTCCCATCGCAGGCGTCAACTACCGCCGGCAGATCTTACGCTGCCGTGGATTATGATTATGATGATCCAGTTGCTGTTAGTAAGGCGCAGCTCATGGGCAATAGAACTGCCATGGAACTCCCCGTCTGGCTTGAAGGGGAGCTCGTTTGTATACCAGGGGAACTGCACCGTGATGTGCCCGTCAAGTATGTTAACTTGGCAGGGCGGTCCAACTATATTGAGCCTAGGACCTCGTTCTGTGGGTTTCTAATGTGCGCGTTTGACACACCCACCGCCAACTTGTTGTATGATCTTTGGGTGGAATACGTTGTTGAGTTGCATCTACCAGTCGTGGAACAGTCCCTAGTGCAGGCATCCCTGCCGGCTACGGCATACGAACCAGTGACAGATGTAGCGTCAATTGGGGGTGGTGCCACCAAGTATGGTTATCTCCCCTTGGCAAACTTGACCGCTTCCGCGATCAAGTTTGTCATACCTGGCAATGGTAGCGTACCCATCCTTGACTTAGTGTCGCTCGTAGGGGCATCCTTTAGACCTCCCGCTGCAATGGACGTTGGCAACGTTCCACACACCTCTAAGCTTGATTTCAACACTGAGGTGTCTGTTACTGGAGGGGCACCCCAATCAGTGTACGCTACAAATAATCTTTCGACACAACTGTATGCGTTCAATCAGGATGGGGTGTATTTAGGACCCATTGTCCCGGACAGCTTAGCACAAGGTGCGAAGACTAGTACGCAAATGGCTACCGCTAGTGCCATTTGCTCCCTGACGCGGTCGTACTTCATGACATCTGCTTTCTCAGCCTACCCAACGCTCAGATATATTATCCCAGCAGTGGTTTCAGCAGCGGCCCTCGGTGCAGGGTTCGTTGGAGGCGGTCTCACTTTCCAGCTTTGATTTCCCCTCGTAATCTCTTGGTGTCTGCCAGAGAGGCGGTTCCGCATTAAATCCGTGGTAAAGGCGGTATTATACAGAGACAGACATACT